AATAAGAGAAGATTTACTAATTGATGATATTATTAATATCTATAGTGGTATGTTTAATACTTACAAAGAATATATTGATTCAATAGCTCGATACAATGAATATGTAAAAAACCAAAGAGAAAACAATTATTTTATGGAAGTTACTTACACCTATAGATACACACCTGAAAAGACAGCTTTATCTGAAAGAACATTTGAAAAAATTAGAGATATGGCAATGGTTAGAGGTATTAAAAAATGACAGACACAGTAGCTATTATTCTAATAATCAGTATTTCTATAGTATCAATAATTGAAATTATTTTTAGATCAAGAGGTAAGTAGAAGTGAATCACATTAACCAAATAATATATAATTTTACTAATTATATTAAATATACTAATAATTTAGTAGATATTAATAAGTATTTAGAAAGTAGTAATAAATCAGAAGAATTAAGATGTTATATTAAATATGCTCTAAAACAACTAAATCAACATTGCTATAAAGCAGTAATACTACGAGAGCGTAGGAAAGAGATTAGAGATGATATAACAGACCTTAAACGCCAATATGTTAGTGCCGATTCACTAGACATTAACGAGGGTGGTTTTAACAATGGCTACAAAGAAAACAATGTTGAATTAAGACATATCAAAATATTTGAGCTGCAGGAAAAACTAACTGCTCTTACAAATGAATCACTAGAGCTAGAAGCATCACTAAAGGATAACAAAGACCTAGTCGAAGAAGTATTCGATATCATACTAAATGAAAATCAAGCTACAATAATGAAGCTCTACTATATCCAGTGTTGGAGTGCATCAAGAATAAGTGTAGAACTATACTACACAAGAGATGCAGTTAATAGCTGCATTAAACGTGCTATTAAAAATATTACTAAATATTTAATAATTAATAATCTAGTAGTTAGTAATAATAGTAATAGTAAATAAAACTAAAAGTAAATACTAAAAAACTAATATGCACACAAAAGCCACAAAGTTTTATAGTAAAATAGTATTGTAAAAGTATCGAATAAGATACAATTACAGTCCAAATCTTCCATTTTATTACTATCATAAATGGAATCTCCCTATTTAAACTACATATAGCAGAGTTGTTGGTTATCCTCCTGATTAGTTATTAATTCGATAATATATTCAAAATTCTAATTAGATTAAGTTAAAAACCACATCAAACATTTTTCACTAATATATTTATTTTTAAACCACTGCTCTGCTACATTGTGGTTTTTTCTTTTTATTATTAATTTTTCTTTTTAAATAAACAATAGAAAGTGAGGTCTAAATATTAATCATGGCTAACAAAACATTGAACAAAGATATTAAAAAAGCTAAATCAAGTAAGAATACCAAAATAGATAGACCGATTAAATGCTCAACTACTACAAGTGAAGCAAATCCTTTTAAGTTTGAAAAGAGAATAGACTTTTGGAAAACTGATGAGGGATTACTACTTTTAGAGGGTTGGACTAGAGATGGATTAACTGATGAACAGTTAGCAGAGAAGATGAATATTAATCCATCAACGTTGTATAGATGGTGCAACCAAGAGGAGAGAATTGCAACAACTATCAAACACGCACGATTATATGTTGACTACGAAATCGAAAATGCAATGTTTAAAGCTGCTATGGGATATCGCTATACTGAAGAACAACTTACAAAGGATGGAGATGTAATCGAAGTAGAAAGATACATGCCACCAAGCATAGAAGCTCAAAAGTTTATTCTAACAAATAGAAAGAATCAAAAGTGGCGTTCTAAACAAGATCTTAACTTAAATGCACAAGTAGAAGCTACAGTGACATCAAACAACAAATTAGCAAATGCTTTATTCTCTGATGAAGAAGAAGAAACTAAAGAGAGTGATAATAAGTGATATTATCTAAAAAGCAAAAAGCATTTTTAAAACATAAAGCTCCAGTTGAGTGCCTAGAGGGACAAACCTATGGAGGTAAAACAACAATAGGAGCTATCAAATTTATTTTAAGAGTTATGGCTAGTAAAAAGACACAACATTGTATATGTGGTCTTGATACTGGTGTTATAGAGAAGAACATCATCAACAAAGAAAATGGTATAGTTGACTTCTTTGAAAATGAGGTAGAGTATTTTGGAAATGGTAATGTGCAATACAACTTGCCACATTTAGAGGTTAAATCAGATAAGGGTATTAAGATAGTATTCTTATTTGGCTATGCCGACCAAACAAGATGGAAGAAAGCACTAGGAGGTCAGTTTGGATGTTCTATGATAGATGAGGTCAACACTGCAGACATGGATTTAGTAAGAGAAGTTGCTATGCGTAGTGATTACTTGCTAATGACATTAAACCCTGATGATCCTAATCTTCAAATTTACAAAGATTATATAAACCACTGCCGACCATTACCTGAATGGAAAGCTGATGTTCCAAAAGAAATGATGCAACAGTTAATGAGTCAACCAGCAAAAGAGGGTTGGGTGCATTGGTTTTTCCGTATGGATGATAATCCGACACTTACACCTGATAAGAAAGCCAAGATAATAGCAAATGTTCCAGAGGGGACAAAAACTTGGAAATCAAAGATATTAGGTTTAAGAGGAAGAAGTGAGGGACTTGTATATGAGGAATTTAACGAGAGTAAGGTTATCCCTTATGAGAGAGTCCTAGATGGTAGTATGTGGCTACCAAATGAAATGGTGCAAAGAGTTATTTGTGGTTTGGACTCTGGTCTAAACAATGATGCTACTGCACTGATAACAATTTTACTAACAACTGCAGGTAGGCTTTTAGTTCTACCTAGTTTTTATTATCTCCCTAAAATAGGTAGCAATAGCAATAGTCAACAAGCTATAAACATAGCACATTGGTTAGACTTTTGGCTTCCTAGATTTGGAATCAATATTACAAATGCAGTTGAGATATATGGCGATAGTGCAGCCATAACACAAGACTTGATATATGAGCTTAATCTAAAGACACCTTATAGAGCATGTAAGGTAGAAAAGAAAGACATATTGAAAGACACACAAAGAGTTAAAAGTATCATTGGAAAGGATGATTACTTTTACATAATAGATGCAGGATACTTGAATCCATTAAGACCACAAGAGCAATTAGGAGCTACTGATATGTTCATTGTGGAGCTTAACAATAAGGTTTGGGATGTTAAGAAAAATCAACCTGAAGATGGAAATGACCACTGCATAGATGCGTTTAAATACGCAAGTTATTACATTTATTACATGTATGGGGGTGCTAATTAATGGCTGATACTTTACTAGACTACAATAAGCAAAATCCTTATCTACCTGAAGCGTTAAGAGCGTTTGTTGGAGCTACTGATAGGATGTCAAAACAAGACTATACACAGTTTATAGCAATGTTTAATGGTGTAGAACAACAAGCAATATTCAACAACAAGACTGCTGCCGAGTTTGCATCAGGATTTACTGATTTGAATTATAGATATTTAAGAAGTGGTGCAGCTCCACGATTAAAGAAAATCGTAGTAGATAAGACAGTAGGTAGAGTTTACTATCAAAGCAAAGTTGATGAAAAAGTATTGCAAGAGAAATTTGATAAGGATTATTTTTCAGATGTTCTTTATAAAGCATTTGATGAAACTGCACAAACAGGTAGATCAATATGTGTTGTTTATGGAGATAGCGAAAATCCAGAGTTAATTAACATCACATCATACAACTTGTTTAGACATAAAGTCATTTATGATAAAAAGAAGAACATTAAAGAAGCATGGATGTATATCGTTGACATAAAAGGCTCTAAAGCTGGATTTGAGTATGTAATTTGTGAGCATAGATATTACAATACCAAAGGAGAGCCAATGCAAAGGTTTGAGGTGCATGGTGTCACTTATGAGAACTCAAATAAGAGAGATGCTAAAACAAGAGCCCTAGAAGATGATGAAATAAGTAAAGACATATTAAGCAATTATGATATCAAGTTCAATGTCGAACAGAAACTAGATATGTCAACTATAGGTGTTTACGATATAGTTTATACAAAAACAAATTCAAAATTTATTGATGTAGATATACCAGAAGCTATGTTTGTTGATGCAGTAGATAACGCTATGGCACTTGATACTTCTATCACTGATAAAGAGGTTGAAAAGGAAGTCGGTAGAGGTCAGTTATTAATACCTGAATTTGGTATGGGTAGTGATATAGGACAATATCAAACACAAGCTAGTGCAGGAAGTAGAATGTTAAGAACTGTGACTAGAACATATCGTAGTCCTTATATAATGCCTTATCCTACACGTTCAGTTGAAGATAGCAAGCCTACAGTAGTTCAATTTGATATTAGAAGCGAACAATGGAACGCTCAAATAGATAATGACACTGCTAGACTATGTGCTAGTGTTGGTGTTGGTATTATAGACTTTGACCCTAGACTATTACAAACAGGACAAAGAACTGATGATGAAATCAACGCTATGACTGATATAACAATTCAGACAGTTAAGACATTTAGAGATATCAATACAAGAAAAGTAAATGCATTATTAGGATGTGTATGTGAGTTGTTAGGCATCCCTCAACCAGTTGCAATTCGTTGGTCTATGGCTGCGATATTAAATCCTACAAAGAATACTGAACTTGTATCTAAACAATTAGAAAGAGGTCTTATATCAAGAAAGGAAGCATTGAAAAGGTTAAATCCTGATTACACTGATAACGAGATAGAGCAGTTATTAGATGACATCAACAATGAGATAGAAAATACAACTATCACAACTGCCTTTTCAAATTTCTAATCTAAATGGATGATAAATTAACTCTATGTGTAGAGGAAGCCAATACCAAGCTAATTAAGATAATCAATGATTCAATTATGTTTGGTTATTCTAAACCCTATGCGAAAGAACAAGTTAATGAATTAATCAATAAGACCACTGAAGAACTAAAGAATTTAGAAGCAAGTGAGTATTTAATAAATCAAACTGAAATTGCCTTAAAATCACGTTTTATGCGAGAGTGGTTAAGAGTTATGGCAATACTTGAAAACCTCTCTAAAAACGATAAATTAGGGGTTATAGCACAGACTATAGCACAAATGGACTCTAATGTGAAACTAGATTTGAGAGCAAATGGTGGTATCACAATTAATTTTGTTGATAATAACGAGCTAGGCATAGCCAAAGCACATGTGCATAATTTAAGAGATTTTATAACTGATAGTGGTAATAATCTCGGTGGCACAAGTAGATTCATAAATTATAAGCGTGAGTTAAGTGAAAGCCTAATGAACGTTAAAGACCAATTAGCAAATGGTAGCTTATCATATACTGATAGTTTAGGAAGAACTAAATCAATTAGAAATATGGCAGAGATAGAAACACGCTACAAAATGATATCAGAAGATATGCAGCGAAATGGTGTTAATCTCAATGATCTTGTTATAGCTTCATCTCATGCCGATGCGAGTGAACGTTGCAGTTGGTGGCAGGGTAAAATATTCCTAGTAGATTTGGATGTTAGTTCAAGACCTTTTGGAGAGTATAATGGTAAACCAAATCAAACAATACTCGGATATGTTGATGGTAAGCCTTATTATAGCCTATTAGAAGCGTGTAATAATGGATTCCTATCATATAACTGTCAACATAGATTAATCAAGTATTATAAGGGTGCTAGACCACCAAGATATGATATGCTGCAAGTTAAAAAGGCTCGTGACTTAACTATTAGACAACGCTCTATGGAAAATATAATCCGTAAATGGAAACGTAGAGAAGTTGTAGCTGATTCTAAAGAAGAAAGACAATATGCTATTGATAAATCGAAAGAGTGGCAAGACAAATACAGGTCATTTAGTCAAAACCACAACTTGCCAATATACGAGTGGAGAACTCGAATAACTGAATATGAGAGGTAAAGCAAATGTTTTACTGGATATTATTAATCGTTGTAGTAGCTCCTATTGTGGCTATTGCAGTTGTAAATGGTAATGAGGGATAGTGATATCCCTTTTTATATTGCCTTTAGTCGCTAGGCGTAAAAGAAGCACAAACTTTTAATTCTAACGAGATGCAATACTCGTAAAAAGCGTAGGAGGAAAAAGATGAAAAGAGAAGAATTAAAAACAAAACTTGTTGAAGCAGGACTTGCAGAGGACAAACTAGGTGGCGTGATAGATTATATCATGGCTCAAAATGGTGCAGAGGTAAATAGTTTAAAGGCTGAACTTGAAACAACTAAAACTAATTACAATGACCAAATCAAAGGCAAAGATGCTTTATTAAGAGATTATCAAACAAAGGTTGAATCTTATAAGGACTATGAGGAATTAAAGCAATTTAAAGCCGATACAATAGCCAAAGCAGAGAATACAAAACGAGTAGAGTTTTTAAAAGCCAATGGATGTAAGCATCCCGATTTAATTATGAGCAAAATTGATTTTTCAAAGGCTCAATATGATGAGGAAAAGAAAACATTTATTGGACTTGAAGCCAATGTTCAGGAACTTAAAAAGAACTATGCCGATTTATTTGAGAACAAGACACCTCAACAAATCACACCAAGTTCACAAGCTCAAAGTGGTAATGATCCATTTATGCAGGCTTATTTAAAGGACCATCCTGAAATGGCTAAATACATGCCAAATGTCAAATAAAAAAATTTAGAAAAGGAAAGGTAAAAAAAGATGACATTACAAACAAATTATGGTGCTATCGTATTAGCAAAGTTAAGACAAAAATTAGTATCAAGAAATTTATTCAATTCAAATTATCAGGGTAGTGCAAATGCTGCAGCAGTTATGATTCCTACTACACCAGAGGACACAGTAGCTACTTATAACAAGACTAATATCGGAAACAACACTGTTTCTTATGATAATAACGCTTGGATTACTGCAGTTATTGATAATGATAGATTTATCAATAAGTATATTGATGGTTATGATGTAGCTTCACTTCCATACAATGTATTAGCTGATAACCTAGAAAGAGCTGGTTATGCATTAGCTAAAGATATGGATACAAAGGCTATCACAACATTAGTAAATGCTGCACAGGGTTTAGATAAAGCAGGTAATGCTTTTGCTTCAACAGATCCTCGTTATGATGCAAACTCTAATTATGGTATCATTAAGTCTTTAGGCTCAAATGATGCTTATGAAGTTGTAGCAGAATTAGCAGGAGCTATGACTGATGCAGGTGTTCCTGAAGATGGTCGTTATTTAGTAGTTAATGGTGCTTTCCAAGCAAAGATTTTAGCTTCTAATAAGGCTATTAGACAAGGAGATTTATCTCAAGATTTAGTAGATAAGGGTGTTATCGCAATGATAGCTGGATTTGAAGTTTATACTACTGGTCAAGTGACTGGTAATATTGGCTCTGGTCAAAGTGCAAAGAAGTTATATGCAGTTGCTGGTCATCCTGATTTCGCTACAAGAGTTGAATCATTTAGAGTTGAGCCTGCAGTATTCGATGGTAATACTGATGCTAACATCGTTGGTGGTGTTATGGTTAAGGGTAGATTCGTATTCACACACGAAGTTGGAAACCCTAAAGCATTAGGCTTAATTACTGCTTAATTTAGTCGAACATTTAAAGAGGGTGGTGTAATGCCACCCTTTATTTTTTTATTTAATGGAGGTCAAAATGAATCTAACATATACAGATTATTTTACTAAAGAAGAATTAAGAAAAAGAGGTTATAATCTCGAAAGTGATGGAGTATTAGACATTAGTCATTTTGACTCTATCAATGATGCTATTGATGATTTTATGGATACTGCATTGAGAGCTATATATAACTTATTCGTTCAGTATAAGGGTAGAAAGTGGACTGATGCTTTCTTTCATGATATGGCTCTAACTGATTTAGATGGTGTAGCTTTAGATTATAAGCAAAGATTAAATCTAGCACTTATAGAACAAGCTATATACATTTATGATAATGGAGATTCTAACGCTTCATCAAATAGAGAAGAATACAAAGAACGCTCTCCTTATGCTCCAAAGGCAGTTGTAGAATTGTGGGATATCTTATCACAATAATAAGGAGGTTTTCTTATGGGAAGAAACAATTTAGAGAATAAAGAAAGAGATAAATCTTGGGGTTGGAATAAGACTCAAAAAAGATTATTCAAATTTGAATTAGTTAGTGAGAAACAATGTAGAAACTTTGAGTTAGCACAGGGTTTAGAAATGCATAAACTCACTATAGCAATAAATGTAAATGCTAAACGTTTCCCTTTTAAAATGAACGATAAAATCGAATTGAAAGGAACAACATATATTGTAGTTGCTATTGCTGATAATCATGATAATCCTAATCAGGGAAGATATAAAGGCAATTTAGATGATTATACAGGAACAACTACAATAGGACTTGAATAATGGAAAGAATATTAGCTGAAAGGCTAATGCAAAAATTAAAAGCCAAATGTCCTATTGATACTGGAGCATTAAGAGCTTCAATAAGTCAAGTTCAGGGAAACGAAACGGAATGGTTAATAACTATTGGTAATGAAGATGCTTCAATTAATGGAACACCTACAATACAATATGCTGAATTATTAAACTTTAGCTTTATGATTAGAGGTCACAAAAATAAGCATTATCATTGGGTAAATGAAGCAATAAAAGAGTGGGTGCAAGAAAATAAGCTACACTTTGAAATTCAGACTGATGTCGATAGTGAAGATACCGAAGAAGAATTTGAGGACTTAAATGAATTGGAGGATATCATAGTATGATATATGAAGAAATTACAAAAGAGATAAATAACTATTTAGGAGAAGATTTTTTAATTAGTTATGCCAATAATCATGATACTAAATGGGATAAGATACTGCCAGATGTTCAAAGTGAGTTGAAATATGGTGTTGTAAGAGTTGATTCAGGTCAAACAACTCAAACAGGTGGTATGCCTATAAGAATTGAACAATTAAGACTAATAGTTGCTATACCTGAAGATAGATTAATATTTGATGCTGCAGTTGCTAACCTACGCTCATTAATAACTAATCTAAATAATACAACAATTACAACTACAGAAGATGGCGATAATATCACTGCTATTTTATTCTTTGATGAATATCATGATGCTCAAAGTTCTACAGTAAATGGTAATCGTTGGTGGATAGCTGAAGTCACATTTATGGTTAATTATTTCAACACAATAATTAATAGTGATGATGTATCAATTACTGTTAATGGCAACGAAATTCATGGAATAATCAGTGCCACATATCTTAATGAAAAAACTGTAGATGGTTATGTATATAATAATGCTCCGACTCAACAAAATTCTATCAATGGTATTAGAAAGCAATTAACTATTAATTTAATTTACATAAAAGATGATCCAATATTCCATACTGAAAATAATCAGGGAAT